TACGAGATAGGCTCCGGTCTCGTGGGCTCGGAGATGTGTATAAGAGACAGAATATCTTTTGTAAAGGCATTTGGACACACAATAAATAATTCATTAGCATTAAGTTTAAAATCTAATCCAGCAATCCAGGTGTTAAATTGTACATCAGTTATATCTTTTTTTAGCAATTCTTTTAGTTCATTTACATTTTCGCCAGCATTAATTTTGTTGTGAGCTTCTTCAGCAGTATTCTTGTCATTAATCATATCTTCTAAAATATTCTCGTTAATTGCATCTTCAAATTCTTTTTCTTTTCTAGCTTCATCTTTAGCCTTTAACGCATTATTCTTTTTTGTTTTATTTTCATCTTTGAAGTTTTCTATAGAACTGTTTAGAGCATCTACAGTTGTTATATCTTCGCTTATATATCTATCTATAGTTTTTTGAAAGTAAGAAAATGATTTTGCATTTCTTTCTTCACAATAAGTTATTATAGCTTTAATAAAATCTTGATCATATTTTTCTATATAATTCATAAACTTTACTGTTGTAGTCTTTTTCAATTTACAAATAGAGTTATCAAATAAATCTATTAATGAGTAAATTGAATCAGGGGTATTACCCTTACTACTACTACTAATAGAAGTCTCTGTAGAAGTCTCTGTAGAAGTCTCTGGTATTGCTTCTGCCAAATTGGTTGTATCATTCTGCCAAGTTGGTTGTATGGTTCTGCCAAGTTGGTTATATGGGTCCCCATTTTGCCAAATTGGTTGTATGGTATTAGAAAGTTCCTTTTTAGTTGCTTTTACTTCAGCACCCTTTCTACCGGCTTCTTTTCTTTTAATAGATAAAATTTCTTTTTCAGAAAGGCTTTTATTACAAACTTCTAATAGTTTATCGTAATTTATCGTATACCACTTAGTTTTATCTCCAGCCATTTTGTTAAATGTTTTAGATTCCAGCAGTCCATCTTTTTCTAGCTTTTGCAAAGTTCTCTCTACTGTTCTTAAGCTTAAAAAATCAAATTCATTTTCATGCCATGCCTTTATAGAGTTATAAGTCCAATATTTATTTTCCTTAAAATTATTTTTAGTTCTTTTATTTAACTCTAACCAATAATGGATTTGTTGGAATACAACAGCTTCTTTTAATCCTAAACATTTTGCTAGCTTTCTATTAATAACTATTGGTTGTTCATTAAATAATAATTCTTGTACTGTTAATTCTGTTGCCATAAAAAAAATCCCCCTTAAAAAAACATAAAAAAGTTTCCCTAAGAAGGCTTTAAATCCTTGACTAAATTAATCATTATATATATAATAAAACGTATAAGATTAAAAAAAGTTCTTAAGGAATTAAACCTTCTTAGGTGTGAGCCCTTTAAGTTGAACTTCTTGGCGGGAGAGTAACTTAAAGGGTCCTTTTTTATATTTAATTTTATTTGTTAATCTATTTTTTGATTTATAGGCATAATTGTAGCTTATATTCCAAAAATTATCAACAGAAAAAATATTTTTTTTGAATTTATCCACAAAAAAGTGTATCTTTATATCAAGATACACTTTATTTTTTTTCTATTTTAAAATCCTTTAAGGCTTCATATAGCTTTATTACGACTTCTTTATTTTCTTTGCTTTCTAAATTGAAATTGTATTTTGAATTTGTCCTGCCAGCGAGCCAGTCCAAAGATACCTGATATAAATCTGCTAATTTTACTAATGTCTGTAAAGGGGGTTCATTTATCCCTTTTTCATAATTACCTATAGCTGGTCTTGTAACATTTAAATAATCAGCTAAAAACTCTTGTGTATATCTATGCTCTTTTCTTAATGCCTTTAATCTTTCGCCTAATTTATCCATTTTTAGTCCTCCAAGGACAATTATAGAATAATAAACAATAAAAAAAGAAAGTTAATATTACTAAATAATTTAAATTAGTAAGTATTACTTTCTATAATCATACAAATTGGCAAGAAAAATAAATAAGTCTACTGGATCTATTTCTAATATTGAAGACAGGTTTAATATTAAATCTACACTTATAGTCTTTGTTTTTCTATTTTCTATCTTAGACATGTAAGATTGAGAAACATTTAACTTCTTTGACAATTCTAGTTGAGTTATTTTCTTTTTATTTCGAGCATTTTTAATCATTAATCCCCTTAAAAACTTTTCGACAAAATACGCCATAATATGACGTGGAAAATAGTGTTTATAGGTATAATTTTAATTAAATTATGACATTTTACAATAGAATTAAGAAATTACATAGAATTACCACAATTTGAAATTTTTTTGTCGAAATATTCCTGGAGGGAATATTTTTTTGTATTATAATACATTCAGAAAAGAAAAAACTTTTACATATTGAACATATGTTTGTACAGGTATATAATCTAAATTAAGAATAAATGGAGAGTGTTTGGCATGAAGGAAAAGAATATTGATGAAATAATAATAAAGCTGTTAAAAATTCAAATGAATTGTAAAAATAAAAATGAATTAGAAAAGAAATCTTTAAGATAAAATAAAAAGAACACTATTTTAGTGTTCTTTTTATTTTGATTTTTTCATTTGTAGCTTCAATTGAATTTCTAAACTCAAACTTTCCCAGATTAAAGATTTGATTTTATCATCAATATTTTCATCTTTAATTTGACCTTTTTCTATCAATGAATCTATTAATAAGTTTGTAGTTTCTAACGTAGATAGTTTAGAGATAGTTTCTTCCCCGATAAGATCAGCAAGAGGCTTTCTAAAGTATTCCACTAATTTTTTACTGTTTGCTTTAGAGGGCATTCTAGTTCCAGTTTCCAAAGAAGCTAAAGTACTTCTACTTATCCCAATAGCCTTGCTATATTCTTCTTGAGTCATACACTTACTTTCCCTATCTGTTTTTAAAAACTTAGCTAATGACATTATATCATTCCTTTCTTTTTTTTTAAGAATATCATAAATAAAACAAAAAATCAAACAAATACAAACAAGAACGGACAAAAAACTGTTGGAACTTTTGTAAGAAAATATAAAAAATAATTATAAATAGAGATAAAAAGAGGAAAAATAAGAATAAAAGAGTTAAACTCATATAATCACAAAAGGGTAATAGTGATGAAATTTGTCCGAATTTGTCCGGATATGTTACACTATATTTAAAAGTGAGGTGAATTTATGACAGAAATTTTAATCAGGTTAATGGAAATACAAAATAGAATCAAAGGAGAAAAAAATGAAAAAACTAGAAAGAACTAAAAAACTTTCTAAAACTTTAGAATATGAAAGAATTAAAAGGGGTATGACCCATGAAGAGTTTGCTGAATTTCTAGGAGTGCCTAGGAGTTCAGTAACTGCCTATATTATAGGGAAACGACTTCCAGGAGCTAAAAGATTGCGAAAGATGTCGAAACTTCTAAATATAGATATAGCAAAGTTGATCATTATAGATGAAGATTAGGAGATAATTATGAAAGAATTAAGAGATGAACTTCATAAAGTTATTGATGAATATGGGCTGACTGATGAAAGAGCTTTAGAAGTTAGTCGAAGATTGGAAGCAGATATTTGCAAGGAGCAAAGGAGAAGATTAAATAAATGGAATGCAAAGGTTGTAAATGGATAGAGCTAAGTAAGTTTGTGTTTCCGGACGGGAGTAATTCTATAATTTGCAACAAATATAGAAAGCACCTTGGATTTACGGATAAAAATGGAGAAATAACAGCAACAAAATTTGTTGATGAATGCAAGTTAAGAACAAAAGAAATAGGATCAATCGTAGGAAAGTTTGCAGATGAAAATAGACAAGCAATTATTGTTACTGTTAGCAATGGATGGGCATTAAAGGTTAATGAACATGGACAAGAAAGTATTATTTATTTAAGTAAATATAAAAGCAAGGTAATAGACAGAATGAATATGTTTATTGCTAAGAAAAGCTGGATATCGGGAATAGGGTACCAGGCTTCTATAGATAAATGGGTATGTAGAATTTCTAAAGGACAAAAAAAATGCGAATACATAGGAAGCTTCAAAACTTTTGCAGATGCAAAGAAGGCTTTAAGAGAAGCTACAATGAATTTTTAGGAGAAAAAATGATAGATAACTATATTTTAGAAGTAGCTAAACTAGCTCACCAATTGGTTGATGAAAAAGGAATTTCATATATAGAAGCTATAGAAGAAGCTAAAAAATATTATTTAAATTGGGGAAATAAATAAAGAATGGAAAGTGTTTATGATTATAGATATGAACAAGAAAATACTAAGCAAGTTTATGAATGTAGCGATTGTGGTTACGGGATATTCCTAGGAGATATCTACTATGAAATTAATGATGTTTTTATCTGTGAAGATTGTATTGAGCAATATAAAAAGGAGTGTGAAGAAGAATGGCAGTAAATAATCAACTGCAAAATGTAGTATTAAAACAAACTAACAATATGCTTGCAACTATGTTAGAGAGAGAATCAGAAGCTTTACCTAAAAACTTTAATCCCTTAAGATTCAAACAAAATGCACTAGCAGTTTTAAATGATTTAGATGTAACAAAAATGAAAGGGCAAGAGTTTAATTTAGCAAGGTGCCTGATGAAAGGAGCGTACTTAGGGTTAGATTTCTTCAACAAAGAATGCTATGTAATAACGTACGGGGGTCAACCTCAATTTATGACCGATTATAAGGGCGAAGAAAAACTTTGTAAAAAATATAGTATAAATCCAATAAAGGATATATACGCAAAACTTGTAAGGGAGGGGGATTTTTTTGAAGAAGTTATTGACGGTGGAAAGCAGCATATTAATTTCAAGCCTGTGCCTTTTAATACTAGCAGTATCATTGGAGCATTTGCTGTAGTTTACTACAAGGATGGAAGCATGGCTTATGAAACTATGAGTAAAGCTGAGATTGAATACATAAGAGATAATTTCTCTAAGTCGAAAAATGGATCAGCGTGGACTAAAAGTTTCGGAGAAATGGCAAAAAAAACTGTACTAAGAAGGTTATGCAAGCATATTGAGCTAGATTTTGACAATATAGAGCAAGGAAAGGCGTGGGAAGAATCTTCGGATATGGAATTTAAAAATGAACCAGTCGAGAGTGAAAAGTCGGAAATTGAAAAGGAACTTGAAGATGATGGAACTATTGAAAATGATGATAAAGAAGATATCGTTGAAGCTGAATTTGAGGAAGTAGAAGAAAATGATAGAGATTTCTAAAGAAAATTATTATACACCAGAAGCTGATTCAAGTACATTTTCAGTTTCACAGTACAAGCTATTTAAACAATGTGAAGCTAAAGCTCTAGCAAAAGTAAAGGGGCAATATAGACAAGCTGACAATGAAGCCTTCCTATTAGGGAAATATATACACGCCTATAGCGAAGGAACGCTTGAACAGTTCAAGGCAGATAATCCAGGATTATTCAGCTCTAGAGGAGCTACAAAAGGTCAACTTAAAAGTGCTTATCAAGTTGCAGATAAGATGATAAAGACTTTAAGTAAAGATAAAGTTTGCAATAACTTTCTACAGGGAGAAAAGGAAGTAATAATTCAAGGGGAAATATTTGGTGTTAAATGGCGTGGAATGGTTGACATATTAAATATTAATAAAGGTTTTTTTGGAGATTTAAAAACCACTCAAGGGATTTATAAGAAATATAGTGGACTTAACTTCATAGAGCAATATGGATATATAGAGCAAATGGCAGTTTATAGAGAATTGATTAAACAACAATTTGGAGTTGACTTAATTCCATATATAATAGCCATAACTAAAGAAGATATTCCAGATAAGGCCGTTATAAGAATTGATAAGGGTTATACAGATAATAAACTACAAGAGATGGAATTTTATATCGAAAGATTCCAGGCAATTAAAGAAGGAAAAGTTGAGCCTGTTGGATGTGGTGTCTGTGATTATTGTAAATCAATCAAAAAGGTTAGTAAGATATTAAGTTTAAGCGACCTGTAAAGGGAGGACGTATGGCTAAAGTTGACATTGCTATAGATAAAATAAAACAAATAATTGACAGTGCTATAGAAGAAAGAGATTTTATAAAATTAATGGAAGCTCATGATTTTATAGAAGGATATGTTGAAAAGGATAGATTTAGAAGTTTTCTAAAGTTTGATAAAGATGATAATCCAGTACTAGAAATTACAAAAGACTTTCAAATGATAACTCTTAATCTTGAAGAAATGAAGAAAGTTCTTGAGGATTTAAAGTTTTTAGAAAGTGAAAGTTGGAGACTAGCATTTTAGGAGGAAATAAGATGAAGAAAACATTTAGAGAAGTAATTGCAACAATTAAAGAAGGTGAAGTTTGGGTAAATGAAGTATCACCTATAAGTTTTATAAGGCTTAGAGAAGATGGAGTTCTAGATTTTAATGAGAACGAGGGTGTTAATTTATATAACACATATACTTTACAAAGAAAAGAGTACACTTTTGAAGAAGCATTTAAAGCTTATGAAGAAGGTAAGGAAATAGAGAGTTTAGATAGTAATAAAAAATACTATCAGGACATAAGTAATGAGGGGTTAATTGAATACTTAAGCATAGAAGAGATTAGAGGAAAATGGCACATAATTTATTAGAAGGAGCTGAAGTATTATGACAGAGTTAGAAATAAGAGCAAAGATTGAAGCTAATAAGAAAGAGATTATTAGTATTTTAGAAACTGTTAAAAGGCCAGGAATAGATAAATTAATTGAATGGTTATGTAAATATGATTACTTTACTGCTCCAGCGAGCACAATGTATCACAGCAACTACGAAGGTGGACTTGCACAACATAGTTTAAATGTATATAGAGTTTTAAAGGCTAAAGCAGAGCATTATACAGATTTAAATATGCCTTTAGAAAGTGTAATTATTTGTGGTTTACTTCATGATCTGTGCAAAGTTAATTTTTATGTAACGAGCACTAGAAATAAAAAGAATGAAGTTACAGGAAAATGGGAGAAAGTTCCCTTTTACAAGGTTGATGATCAGGTTCCATTAGGACATGGAGAAAAATCAATAATTATATTAAGCAGCTTTATAAATTTAACCATTGACGAAATGTATGCAATAAGATCCCATATGGGAGGATATGAACCAAAAGAAAACTGGAACACAGTAAGTGGATGCTGGACCAAAAATAGATGGGGAGTATTGCTCCATACAGCAGATTTAGAAGCAAGTTATTTATATGAGACACACATTGAATATTAGGAGAAATAAATGGAACCAGCAAAGGCAATAAAGGCTTTATTTAATAAAGTTGAAAATGAGTTAACAGGTGGAGAGTTAAGTGAAATAGGACTTATATTAATAAGAGCTCTTAAGAGATTGGAGAAAGAAACATGAAAAAGAAAGGGAAAAGGAAAATGATAATTAATGATAAATATTCATTAGAATCAGTTGATACTTTAAATATTGTTTTATATGAACATGGAGTTGTAAAGAATAAAGAAAGTAAGAATTTTGGGCAGCCTACAAAAACAACTGTGGGATATTTCCCGAACGTAGAAAAAGCTTTGAATTTTTTAATTGATAAAGAGATTAATGGAACTGGATTGAAGAATTTAAAGCTAATAGTTTCAGCCATTAAAGACGTCAAAGAAATGGTGAAAGGAGTTGCGTTTAATGAATAAAGTAGTGCTTATTGGGCGCCTTACTAAAGACCCGGAGCTAAAGTATACGCCGGGCGACGGGACTGCAATTTGCAGAATAACAGTTGCAGTAGCAAGAGCTTTTAAAAAAGATGAAACTGATTTTATAAATTGTGTAGCATTTGGGAAAACTGGAGAAACAATTGCTCAATACTTTACAAAAGGTAGACAAATAGCACTTGCAGGAAATATAAGAACGGGAAGTTATGAAGGACAAGACGGGATAAGAAGATATACAACAGATGTAATTATAGAAAATTTTGAGTTTGTAGGAAATAATAACGCAAACAATCAAAGTTGTAGTGCACAAGATAACTCAGATGAAGGTTTTGGAGATATGACACCAGTAGATGATGGGGATATGCCGTTTTAAAGGAGAATGACAATGGACAGAAAATATGAACTATTAAAAGATGATTGTATTAATTACTGTGGGAAAACTTTATATAGGATAAAAGCTTTAAGGGACTTTGGAGGTATTGAAGCTGGAGATATTGGTGGCTATATCGAAAAAGAAGATAATCTTAGTCATGAACATAATTCTTGGGTCTATGAACATGCTAAAGTATTTGGAAATGCAGAAGTATATGAAGATGCAAAGGTATATGAACATGCAGAAGTATTTGGAAGTGCAAAAGTATATATGAATGCAGAAGTATTTGGAAGTGCAGAAGTATATATGAATGCAGAAGTATATGGAAGTTCTAAAATATGTGGAAATGCATATATCTTTGGAAATGCTAAAATCTTTGGAAATGCAGAAGTATTTGGAAGTGCAAGAATACAAGAAGGTCGTATTATAGGAAGAGTTTCTATGCCTTATAAAGATATTTTTCAGCATCAATGTGAAAACAGAATGTTAACTGCTATTTTAACAGAAGATGACCAAATTCTTTACTCTATAGGTTGTCAACTTAAGATCACAGAAGAAGAATTTATAGATAGAATACATAATAAAGATGGTGGATTAGAAAAAAATCCTCACAGGGAAGAATATTTAAAGTTAATAAAAACAATTAATTTTCATTTCAAAGAAAAATTAAATAATTAAAATATGTTTTTTTAGGAGAGTGTGATGCAAGAATTACTTTTAGTCATAGTAACGATATTTTTCATTGGAAATATCCAGATAAAGATAGGTAAATTCGAAATAAAAGTGATTGGAGTTATTCCAAAGTTTATTGATTTACTTTAAAAAGATGAGAATAGTAGTGGAGGAAAGAGATTATGAAAATAATAGATATAGATTTAAGAGAAAATGGTAAAAAGTATTTTTGTAAGCAGGCAAATGAAGTCTTTAAAGTAGAAAAAGGTAATTTAATAGCTTCAAGAAAAAGTTTTAGTATGGCTGATTTATTAAAATTTGACTTTGAGGAAATTAAGGAAACGAAAAACCCTTATACAAGAGTAGATTATAAAGACTGGTATTATGCTATAGAAAGAGCTGGATCTGTTACCTCACTTGCAGATAACAGCGATTATGATGATCGCATGTTTAATATTGCTAATTATTTCAATAACAAAAATTATGCTGAATATGTTGGCTTTAAAGAAACTTTAATGAGAAAGTTGGACAAATTTGCTTGGGAGCATAATGAACAAACTATTAGTTGGAATGATTGTCGTCATAAATATTTTATTTTATTTAGCATTGATGATAATGAGTTAATAGTTGATTGGAATCGTGTGTATAAATCTAACAATGTATATTTTACATCAAGAGAAATAGCTGAACAAGCATTAGAAAAGTTTAAAGATGATTTAATGAAATTGTATACTTGGAAGTTTGATTTTTAGTTAAAAGATAAATTTTAAGAGAACAATTTGAATATATTGTTCATTAAATAAGGAGGAGAAAAATGAGAGAAATTAAATTTAGAGCATGGGATAAACATTATAAAAGGTTTAGGGATATTGTATTGAGTAGTCCTATAAGTGCATTAAACAATAATGAAATTGATGAGAGATTTGAATTAACTCAATACACAGGATTAAAAGATAAAAATAGGAAAGAAATATATGAAGGAGATATATTAAAAACATACGAAGGAAATTTAATGAGAGTAATTTGGAATAATAATGGTTTTAAGTTGATGTTTAAATTTAAAAGAACATATCAAGGAGAGGAATACTTTGAAACTAGAAAGGATATATCATTAAAAGGTAGTGACGATAAAAGATTTGGTTGTGAAGTTGTAGGTAATATTTACGAAAATCCTACATTATTAAAATATTAATTCGCAATTTGAATTTATTGCGAAGTAAGAAAGGATATAAAAATATGAATAAGAAAGGAGAAAAAGCATAACTGAATCCTGGTAGACCAGGTTACTTTATAAGTGTTTATTGACGTTAAAGTGTAAAGTTAAGCGGATGCTCTACAAAGAGTGCTTATTAATTTCCACTACAAGAATTTTGTATGTAGTGGTAGTTATGAAATATATTGTATGTTACAGTGGAGGGCACTCTAGTGCTTTAGTAGCAATAGAAGCAGTAAGAAAATATGGTAAGGAGAATGTAATACTCTTGAACCATGACATAAGTAAAGAAGTTGAACATGAAGATATTAAAAGATTTAAAAATGAAATTGCAAAATATTTAGGTTTAGAAATAACCTACGCAAATATGGAAGGATGGGAATATAAGACACCTTTAAGAGTTTGTAAAGAGCTTGGAGGATTTAAATTTGGAATGTCTCCAGTTTTATGTACCTATCATCTAAAGACAAAGCCTTTTGAGAAATACTTAAAAGAAAATTGGAGTGATAAAAAAGAAGAGATAACAATCCTTTATGGATTCGATGAAAATGAAAAAGCAAGAATCCAAAGAAGGTCAAGTATATTAGGACAACAAGGTTATAAGACAGATTATCCACTGGCTTTTTGGGATAGAACAATAGAAGCTACAGAGGAAATAGGAATTAAAAGACCGTCGGTATATGAGTTGCATAGACATGCTAATTGTATAGGTTGCTTAAAGGCTGGTATGCAATCGTGGTACTTAGTATATTGTTTATATCCTAGATTATGGAGAGAAGCAGTTGAAACAGAAAAGGAAATAGGATATAGCATATTAAAAGATAAATTTTTAGAAGAGTTAGAGCCAAAGTTTGCTCAAATGAAGTGTCAAGGATTTGTACCAAGTGAAAAGATAAGTCCACAAAAGTTTTGGGCAAAAGTAGAAAAAGAATTGCAATTAATAGGGCAAATTTCATGGTTTCCATGTGATTGTAGCTTTTAAAGTTAAGTCGCAATTCAAAAAAATACAACATAACGGAGGAGAAATGGCACAAGCAATAAATAACATTATAGGTAAAAAGTTTGGGAAACTTACCGTTATAGGATATACAGATAGACGTAAAGCTAGATGTGTAGTTTGGCAATGTCAATGTGAATGTGGAAATATTACTTATATGACACATACTACTTTAAAAAGAAGTGTGAGTTGTGGATGTTATAAGACGGAGATTATTAGACAATATAATTCGGTAGGAAGAGAAGCTTATAAAAATAAATTAAATAAGGGGAATTAAATATGGTAAATAGAATTGATTTAACTAAAAGAGAAGATGGATATATAATAAGCACAGTTAAAAGTTATGATTATAGATATGGGGCTTATGAAACTGCAATAATGTTAGAAGGTTTAGATTGTTGGAGAATAGCAGAAGGGTATGAAACTGCAGAAGAAGCAAGGATAGGGCATGAAAAGTATGTGAATATGAGTGCAGATGAAATTGAGAAAATTGCGTGGATTGGTTAGTGAACAATTCAAAAAATTTCAGAAAAGAAGGATATGTACATGAAAGATATAACATTTTGTATCAACAAAGAATGCAAAGAAAGAAAAAACTGTTTTAGAGCAGAAGAAAATTATACAAACACTAATTCAGTTAATAGCTATGCAATGTTTGAGTGTGATAGTTGCGACGAAAGTTCTCTTGAACCACTCAACGCAAAGCTTTTGAAGGGGAAGATATGATTAAAATAATATGTACAAACCGTTACTGCGAAGCTGATGTTATTAGTTATAGCAGATAAGAATCAAGGAGAAAAAATGAAGTACAAGTTTAGTGATAAAGAACAAAAGATACTTTTAAAAAATTTAACAATTATATGTGATACCAGGGAACAAAGATGGGAACATATTAAAGATTATTTTGATAGAAAAAAAATAAAATATAAAGTTGAAAAGTTGGACCAGGGAGATTATAGCTGTTACATAGCTTCAAATGAAGAAACCAAGCCTTTAGGAGTTAATAGAGATTGGTATTTCAGCAATGATATAGCCATAGAAAAGAAAAATTCTGTAGATGAGCTTATTAGTAGCATAAAGGATAGAGATAGATTCGAAAATGAATTTGCAAGGCTTAAGATGTATAATACAAAAACTTTTATGTTCGTTGAAGATCTTAATGGATATGAAAAATTAGTAACTGGAGATTTTAGAAGTCAATATTCATCAACTGCAGCAGTAGGATCATTTGAAACATTTACGGCAAGATATGATTTAAATATTCAGTTTATAGATAAAAAAACAACTGGATATAGGATATATAAATCCTTATATTATCACATCTACGAATTATTAAAGAACAAAGGGTACTTTGAAGAAGGTGATGAATTTGACCAAGACTCAAAAGGAATATAATAACTTCCTAAAAAGAATAGAAAATGCTGAATATATTTTAGATAACATTGATGAATTAAGAGCAAAAGGTGAAATTCAGAGAGAAGATGATTATTATATAGAAGCATTTATAAAGTTGTTTAAAATGCTTTGTTTCAAAGGGCTAGAAGTTGAAAAAGAGTTAAATAGAGAAATGACATATTACGAAAGGCACAATGGATTTAAAGATGGATGAAAGGAAAATTAAACTATGAACGAATTAGAAAATATAGACTTAAGACAATTAATAGAAACAGAAGTAGGACAGAGATTCACAAGGGATAACAAAATATGTTGTCCCTTTCATTCAGAAAAATCTCCATCTTTCAGTATCCGCTTTAATTCCGACAATAATAAATGGCAATGGAAATGCTTTGGGGGATGTAATACATCAGGGGATGCTTTAGATTTTATAATGAAATATAAGGCTTTGGATTATAAAGCCGCTAGAGAATACCTGGGTATGGAAAATAAAAAAAGTGATAAAGAGCTTGAATTTGAAAAAGTAAAAAGTTTTATTGACTGGCAAATTAAAAAAACAGATTTTAGAAAAGATCATGAACTTAAAGGTTTATTTACATTTGTCAATGAAAGAAATGAAGTTGTTTATTATAAAGCAAAATTTATTCAACCAGATGGAAAGAAATGCAGTTCTTATTATCATCTTGAAGGTGATAAGGTTGTTAATTCAAGAGGAGCTGATGAAATACCTTACAATTTATATAACGTTGTAGAAGGGTTAAGGGTAGGGAAAATATTAATAACAGTTGAAGGTGAAAAAGATGCCAACACAATAAATTCACTTTTCAAAAATAATAAATATGTATCAACTTCATTAAAGGGAGTTAAAGATTTTTCAGTACTTAAAGGGTTGTATTCATGTATATATGTAATAAAAGACACTGGAGAAGCTGGAGAGCAGTACGGAAAGAAAATATATGAAGAGTTAAATCCACCTTTAATGGATGATGAACAGGATAGACCTGCATTTAAATTTATAAATTTACCAGGATTAAAGGCGTTAGGGGACAATAAGGATGTAACGGACTGGATAGAAGCAGGACATGATAAAGAGGATCTATTAAAAGCATTTAAAAGAAGCTTAGATGTTAATTCCAGATATGATTTACAGCAAGATTTTAGAGGAATATATAAACAAATAATAACTAAACAAGGGGATTGGACAAAAATATATTTAACTGATTTTAACTTGCTAGAAGCTAAAAGAATGAAATATGTAGATGAAGATAAAGAGGGAGTTAAACTCATACTAAAAAGTTGCACTGGTGAAATAATAGAAAAAATAGGACCATCGACTGTTTTTGATGACATAAAAAGTTTTAAAAATTTCCTAGGGACTTTAGACTTAGCATTTAAAGGGAAAATTGATGATTTAACTGAACTTAAGAGTTGGATCAATATGTATTGGGCATTAGAAAATGAAGAGTTGCACCAGGGGATAAAATTTTTAAGACATAAAAATGAAATTAAGTTAATAACAAATGAAGGAGCAATAACTTTGAATAACATAGATTGCACTATAAAAGCTGATAAAGAAAATGATATAGAAATATTAAACAATGATTTTATAACTAAAGATGAATTAAATGAACTTAAGAAAAGAATATTTAGATTTGCTGCAAGTGATAAGACGATCCCTATAATAGGAACTGTTATTAATAATTTAGCTGTCCTTCACAATCAAGAATTAAAAAATAAAATGCACCATTTACTAATTGTAGGAGAAAGTGAATCAGGTAAATCTACTATATTAAGCAACGTTATTGCAACTTTATTAAATTATCCAGCCAAGGATATAAAATCTATTGGATTAATCTCGAATTTTGGGCTTATAAGAGATTTAAGTACAGGAAATTACACTTCCTTATACGATGAATTTAAACCATCTAGTTTAGATAGATATAAGATCCAGAAGCTTAGTGAAAGTTTAAGAAACCTATATGATAGGACAACCATAACAAGAGGGGATAAAAGCTTTAAAAATAAAGATTTCCAACTTACTAGGCCAATAATAGTAGCTGGTGAAGAAAGTTATCCAAATGGGGAAAAAGCTCTTATAGATAGAAGTTGTATTATTTATTTAAGTAAGAGAGAGAGAACTGAAAAAAATACTGAAGCAATGATGTGGCTAATAAAGAATGAGATTTTACTAAAGAAATTAGGAAGAAGCTTAATTGACATAGTTATAAATATGAGTATTGAAGAATATGCAGCTATAAGGGAAAAAGTTCAGCAGAATCTTAAAGGATTAAATAACAGGCCGCTGAATACAGCTATTAATATTGCTTCGGGGATTGAGATATTCAATTTATTATTAGCCGAGCATGGTTTTAAAGCTTTTGAAGGGTACGAACAATACATTATTAAAAATATCAAAGAGGAAGTCTTAGAAGGTGGAGAAGAAACTAAGTCTACTGTTGAGAGAATGTTGTTACTTTATAACCAAATGCTTGAAGATGGAAGAGCCGGATCAACGGAAGTTGTTAAAAAGCAAGGAGATGGACTTTATATTAAAACATCAGAAATGATTAATGAAATTTTTGATTTTATAAACAAAACTGGCTCTGCTGAAGTTGTTCCTTTAAAACTAAAAGATTTTAAGAAGCAAGCTATGAAGGCCAGGTATCTAATTGGGACTGGACCAACATCAAAGGTTATAAAAGTAAATGGGAAATCTGTAAGATATGACATTTATTCAGCTGAAAGAATGAAAGAGCTTAATATTCCACAAATAATTGAGCCTGATTTTGCAGAGGAAGCTAATATAGATAAAGATGGAAAGATAATTCAAGGTGTTTTTTAAAGGGGAAAAATAAATGTTAAAAACTTTAATAAAGATATTAAAAAAACAGCGACATATGCACGACTGGGAGCTTATAAGATATTCTCCAGTCAATTTATACAGATGTAGCAAATGCGGAAGATATAAAATTTAAAATTTTAATAGGTAGTGTAGCACCTATCAGGCATAAGCAGACTACGCCTTACACCATGACTTATGCCTATAATATTTAGGAGAGAATGTATATGAAAAATAAAATGTTAGAAAGGCATTTGTTTACAACAGTTGGAATGAGTAATTCACTTTTAAAGCAAGCAGAAGATTTAATGAAGGACATTAGTAAATTAAAAAAAATATATTCTATAGAAGATTTAGAAAAGTCTAGCGAGAAGTTGCTTGAGGTAAGCGAGAAAATTTGTGAAACAAAAAGAATATTAGACAAGATTAAACAGAAAGGAATCTAATAATTGGAAGAAAATTTATTCAAAAAGACAGAATATGCTTTATATAACTATAAAAATTTGGGCATAAAAATTAAAAGTATAGAAATAGACATAGAAATGTTAAAAAATGATATTACATTAAGAGCTATTAACTATGATGAAAAAGTTGGACCAACTCATGCCTTTACAAGTCAGGTTGAAAATGAAGTTATAAGAAGAGATGAAAAAGTTAAAGAGCAAATAGAACAGTTAGAGAAAGATAAGTATTTATTCAAACAAAGAGAAGGGAAAATAAGCCTAGCACTAGATAGCTTGTCAAAGGAAGACAGAAAACTAATAGAATTAAGGTATTTTAGTAAACCTAAAGCAAGCTGGACTAAAATAAGTGAAGAGATGAATATTGACAAAGACCGCTGTTGTAAGATAAGAAACAAATTAATAAATGAACTTTCATATTATATATTCAATATATAGCATGTATATTACTAAAGAAAGTATAAGAAGTCATAACACTCGGAGGAGCTTAACGTGAATATAGGATATAATTTAAAAAAAATAAGAAAAGATAAGGGTTTAACTCAAGATAAACTTTCAGAAATTACCAAAATTTCAATAGCTTCAATTCAAAGATATGAGTTAGGAAAAAGACAACCTAACATTCAAACAGTAAATAAATTTGCAGAAGCTCTTGGAGTTACAATAAATACATTGTTAAAAGATGAAAATATAAGTTTAGGGGAGAATATTAAAAAATTAAGAAAAAATAAGGGATTAAGTCAAAAACAGTTAGCTGAAATATTAAATTTATCAGAAATAACTATAAGAAGATATGAAAAGTGTTCTAATATTCCAACAATTGAAACATTAGATAAAATTGCAATAGCTCTCGATGTGCCATTAAATGAATTATTAGGTACTAATGCTACTACTAATGATATTGAGAAAAAAATAGGAACAAGCCTTAACGAAGGCGATAAGAAAAAGGCAGCAAATAATTTCAATGAATTGGCAGAAATATTAGATTGGAATGATTTCAAAAACATAAATGAAGATGATATTTTTGAAGTTATTAAGAGCAAAGAGTTTTACAATTATCTTAAATTTCTATTTTTCGAAAGGATAAGAGGATGAATAGCAAAGAAATAGGGAACAAAATTAAATCAATAGAATTAAGATATTTTAGTAAACCTCGAAAAAGTTGGACTGAAGTTGGATATAAATTAAACAAAGATAAAGATAGCTGTTGTAGAGCTAGAAAGAAAATAATTAATACATTATCTTACTATATATTTAACGTTTAATATTCAAATATAAAAAATAAGGGGAAGCCAAATATTTTAAAATGGAACCTATAAGATAGGCACTTATAAGAAAGAGGCTATCTATATAGGTTCTTTTTTGTACAATTTTAATTTAAATTTTTTACATATAATATTACTTACTACAAGAAGGTATAAAACCTACCTATAGCTTAATTTTGAATATGTCGCCTTCATTTTCAATGTCAAATCCTGCCTCGCTGAACTCGTAAGTGTCAATTTCACCGTTCATGTATTTTATATATTCGTCTTTTTTAACTATATACAATACACCATCAACGCATATTATTTCTTCGTCCTCATATACTTCATATACTTTAACAAGATTACCTGTTGTTCTGTTTATTCTTTCTATTGCTGCCATTTAAAAATCATCTCCTTATTTTTTCTTATCATAAGTAGGTATAAAACCTGCTTATGATTCAATTTAATTACTTAATAAGTATGTCATATATTTTTTGCATCTCTTAAGGTTTCAAAACCTGTATTATACATTGCTTCACATGCAATTTTATTATCTAACAATAATTCATATTTTTTATCCATATTCATTCTCCTTTAATTTATATTTTAAATAATAATTTTTTAAAAATGAACCCTATTTCTTATTTAAATCTTTACTGCTAGTCATACTAAAGATCTCCATATAGCCTTTCCATCGCTTCTCTAGATACAAGAGTAATTCTTCCAGCTTTTCTGTAATCTACCCCAATTATTAGTCGTTTGCTAGTTATTGCTTTTCTTATTGCACCTTCTGTAATATTCCATAAAGCCGCAGCTTCTTGAGCTGTAAAAACATCATTTAAACTAACCTGTAAAGGAGTGCTGATAACAGGCTTCCCTTCCTTTGGATCATAGATAATCGCATTATCTTTTATTATTATATCGTCTTCAGTTTTAAATCCTTCTACAGTATAATCTGCAGTTAAATCAACCAAGCATTCTCCATACTTTACATTATCCCAGATGTTCGCATTAGATAATAAATCTTCCTTAGTTTCCTCGCTTAAATTTCCCCATTTGACTCCATGTAACATAATTAACACCTTTCCTTTTCTATTTATTTTTGCTTTCTTATTAATTCTGCTCTGTTCATGTTTTCTTACCTCCAAATAATATAATGTATCTTACATATATTATTATGGTACGTTTCAACGTACCTGTCAACGCTTTTTTATAAAAAAATAATAAAAGGCTACAAGTTACAGTTTCATTGCAAATGTGTAACCAAATGTGTAACCGAGCAAAGCGTTGATATTACTAGGTTGAGAGAGTATAAGCAAAAAAAGTGTAACCACATGTAACCAATTTTGTAACCACATCAAACCCGCATGGTTGAGCCATTCTCTTTATATATATATATATAAGTTACATAAATAAAAAAAAATATATATATATAATAAAAAATATTTATATGTATATAAATAAAAGATGTGCATGTAGTTTTTCAAAAAGTGTAACCTTGTAACTTTTCTATCTAAAACGTTGATATTACTAGGTTTGAGTGGTTACATAAAGTTGTAACCAAATTTGTAACCTTGTATATAAATAACGTTATTTTTATTTAATTTTAATTTTGGGTACAGTTTTTAAACAGTTTTTGAACTTTTTTTTACTTAAAAGATAACAAGTTTATATTAAAATTACATAGTAAAATAGTATTGTAGAGAAAAGGCATTTAGACGAAGATCTAAGTGTCTTTTTAATTTATATGCAGAAGTGGAGGTGATAAATATGAAATATGGTAGACCAAGAAAGTATGAAACACCTGAGCAGATGCAAGAAATAATAGAAGAGTATTTCAGAGAGTGTGAAGAAACAAAAGAAGTTCCAACTATAACCGGGTTAGCCTTTAAGTTAGATATGACACGTAAAATGTTATTAGAATATGAGAATGCTTTTGAAACAGGTAAGTTGAAGAGTATTGATGATGATATGAAAGAAGGCTTTAGAAACACGATAAAGAGGGCTAAGGCATATATTCATTCAAGATACGAACAAGGCTTATTTGATAGAAGTAAAGCAGTTGGTGCTATATTTACTTTAAAGAATAATTTTGCCTGGGTTGATAGAGTTGAGCAGGTAGTTGAAAACAAGGAAATAGTTGTTGACATAGAGGAATAAAGTTTATCACCGCTAAACTTTTACTTAAAAAATATACAAAAATGTAGTATTGAAACCATAAAAAATGCGCCATTTGAAATTGCAATACCTCATAAACTTAGATATATCAATGGTTTCAGCTATTTTCATTCGTTAAAATGCGTTGTAAAGAAACTGCGTCTTTTTGGTAAAATACGCATTTTTTTAAAATACGCAGTTTTTATATGAATGAAAAAATATTTTTTATGTGAAATGATTATAGTGTTATTGATAGAGATGATTCTTTATATAATAGCAATTATTACTATTGTGTAGTAGTAACTATAGCTAGCCTTTATAAGAAATAGGGGGGGTACCTTCTAAAATGAAACACCTTCTGCTTTTACAGTTGAAATTTATTTTTTATCAAACAAAAGGGACTATTAAAAAATGAGCATAAAGTTTAAAATTACAAAAAGATGTTTTAATGAGGTTTATTATTCTCAGCTAAGAAATTATGAGAAACGATACAATGTTTTTTACGGTGGAGCTGGAAGTGGTAAATCTCATTTTGTTGTTCAAAAAATGATATTGAAGCTCCTAAAGTTCCCGAATCGAAAATGTCTTGTAGTAAGAAAAGTTCAAAGCTCAATAAGAGATTCCATTTTTGCATTATTTAAATCGATGTTAGGAGACTGGGGTTTATATGATGAATGTACCGTTAACAAAACAGATTTATCTATAGTTTTCCCTAACAATAGTCAAATTATTTTCAAAGGAACAGATGATCCTGAGAAGTTAAAGTCTATAGCTGATATTTCTGATATTGTATGCGAAGAAGTAACAGAATTGGAAATGGATGACTTTGACCAGCTTGACCTCCGTTTAAGAAGTAGAGAGCCACATTTACAAATACATTGTATGTTTAACCCAGTGTCTAAAAGTTCATGGGTATATAAAAGATGGTTTGAAAATGGCTATAATGAGGAAAATACAGTAGTTTTACATACTACATATAAGGATAATAAGTTTTTACCTGCTAGCTACATAAACACACTAAATGAAATGGCAAAAAATAACCCTATCTATCACGCAATTTATGCCTTAGGGGAATTTGCTACATTAGATAAGTTAGTTTATACCAATTGGAAAGAGGATTTCTTCGATTATAGAGAAGTAATCAAGCTATATGATGATGCCAAAGTTATTTTTGGGCTAGATTTTGGATATGTCAATGATCCTACTGCATTTATTGCTGCAATAATTTCAGAAAAACAAAAAACATTATGGATCTTTGATGAATTTTTCCAAAAGGGGCTATTGAATAATGAAATTGCTGGATCAATAATAGAGAAGGGCTATGGGAAAGAAGTTATTACATGTGATTCTGCTGAAGCTAAATCTATAGCAGAGTTAAAAAAGCATGGATTAAATAGAACTAGACCAGCGATAAAGGGAAAAGATTCTATAATGCAAGGTATACAGTTGCTGCAACAATACAGAATTATAATTCATGGTGATTGTACTCAGATTAAGGAAGAGTTTAAAAACTACACATGGGTAAAAGATAAAAAGACAGGTGAATATATAAATAGACCTGTAGACAAAAATAACCATGGATTGGATGCTCTTAGATATGCAGTGCAAACAGATTTAAAAATGCAAGGGACTACAGTAAGGCTATTTGATAGGAATTCTTTATTCTAAAATTACTCTTAAATAATATACTCTTAAATGATAATAAGAAAGGATAAAAAAATGGATCTTAAGAAAAATATAAAGTTGTTGCAAGATTGCTATTCAGATTACATAAATAAGAGAGATTTATATTTTACTATGTATAGATATGCTGTTGAAGGCGAGAGCGACGCTAGAATTAAATATAAAAATAATAAAAGTAGATCTAATTTAAAAGTAAAAGCTAATTTTATAAAGAAATTTATAAAAGAAGAAGTTTCTTATTTGTTATCTAATAAACCTACTTTAATTGGACAAGATCCAGACGCAGTTGAACTTATTAAGAAAAAAACTGCTCATTGGAACGAAACTCACGATAAGGAATTGTTAAGAGATTTGCTTACGTTTGGAGTGGTATTTGAATTATATTACCTTCGTAAAGAAATTGTTGCAGGCAAAGAAGAACTGCAAGTAAGTTCAAAGGTTGTTAATCCTCTAGATGGATATGTTTATTTTGATGAAAATTTGCAGCCAGTTCTTTTTATGAGATTTTATAAAAAGAAATTTGACACTACTGAATATGTAGATATTTATACTAAAGATAGAATTTATCATACAGATGTTGCTTTTTCTAAGTTAGATAATTATGAAAAAAATATATTTGGTTTTGTTCCTATTACTTATATCCCGTTGAGCAAGTATAGAGAAAAAGACACTATATTTAATGATATAAAAGATATTCAAGATGGCTATGAAACAAATTTATCTGATATAGTTAATGAAATATCTGATTATAGGCTTGCATATTTCCTAGCTCTTGGTTGCAATTTAAGTGATGAAGTAATTGCAAAGATGAAGGAAAAGGGGATTTTAAATACTGATGAAAAAGATGTAGATATGAGATTTTTAACAAAAGATATAAATGATACTTTTGTTCAGAATACATTATCTACATTAGAGAAACAACTTTACAATATGTCGGGACATGTAGATACTGGTGAGCAATTAGCTTCGAATATATCGGGAACTGCTCTTAGAAATAGATTAATTTCGTTAGAACAACGTGTAAGGGATACGGAAGCAGTTATGCAGGACGCTTGTAAAAATAGGCATAAAGTTATATTTAGTGTTTTTAATAGGACAGATAATACAAAATATGACTATAGAGATTTAAGTGTTAAATATACTCTGAATATTCCTCAAGATGATCTTGTTATTGCTCAAATGCTTTCTCAGGCTCCAGACGGGGTTATTTCTAAAGAAACTGCTAGGGGATTATTTAGTTTTATAAATAACACATCAAGAGAAGCTGAGAAGGTTAAGCAAGAAGAAATTGAAGGGATTCAGGATATCAATCTTGATCATGTTTAAGAATGAATGAATTTAATAAATTAATTGAAGAAATTTATGAAGAAGCTAATATATTTCTTAATGATATATATAAAGAAGAGAAAGAAGCAAGGGAAAAGCTACTTAATAAAGTGGCTAGAATAATGCTTACGTATAAAATTGTTGATAGCTTTTTAAAAGTTACAGCAAAAGAGAAACAAAAAATAAAAAATGACTTTAACAAAGAATTGAAAAATATTTTTAATTCTTTAATAGAGTTAGAAAATAAAAAAACTACTGAAATATTAACTAATGCAGCTATAAAGGTAGGTGCTTTTTTTGATGAAGCTATTATTTCAATGAATGATATAAATAAAATAGTTAATTCAGCCTTTAAAGGAGAAATATATAGTGAAAGAATTTGGAGCAATGTAAATGAAGTTTCAAAGCTTATGCAAAAAAATATGAATGACTTTTTTAATAGCTCTATATCTGTAAATGATATAGAAAATATTATAAAAAAACATTTCAATACTAATGCTTCAAATGTTAAAAGATTAGTTAATACTGAAGTGAGTAGGGTTATAAATGAAATAAATAATGTGCAATTTAAGGAATTGGGAGTAAAAAAGGTTATATATAATGCTGAGCTAGATAAAGGAACTTGTGAAGTCTGTGAGGGTTTGCATGGAACTATATTTAAGTTAGAGGATAAACCGGTAATTCCACAACATCCAAATTGCCGCTGCTATTATGAAATTAAAGAATAATATTTTTTAAACTGCTAAGGGCTTTTTGAACTTTGCAGGGGAGGAGTATAAATGAAAAAAAGTGAATTATTAAATTTAGTGTCATCATTGGAAAATGATGATAATGTTTTAGAAATATTAAAAAATAATGAACAATTAAAGTCATTACAGGAAGTGAATTTTGATTCAGTAAAATCTTACTTAGAAAATAAGGAAGATGGGAAAATGTATCTACAGAAATTTGCTGATTCTAAGGTTACAGCAGGAATTAAGACTTGGAAGGATAATAACCTTCAAAAACTAATTGATAAGGCTGTTTTAGACGCTACTGGTAAAAATAAAGAACCTTGGCAAATTGAAATGGATAAGATGAAGGCTGAAATGGAGCAGGAAAAAGCTAAGAATGCAAAGATTTTAAGAGAAAGTAAAGCAAAAGATTTATTGACTGCTAAAGGCTTAAAAATAGAGTTATTACCTTACATTAACTTAGGTGAAGATGATGAAGCTATGACAAATACAATAAATAATTTAAGTGTTTTTGTAAATGACATAGTTAGTGATCAAGTGAAAACTGTGATGGCAAGTGGTTCATATACTCCCCCAGGCGGAGATGATGAAATGGAAACAGTGTCAGCACAATTAGCACAAATATTTGGAAATTAAAGAGTTTTTTTTAAGGCTCTTTTTTTTTATGCAAAAAATTAATAAAAAAATACCAAAAAAATAAAAGAAATTTAACAAAAGAAAAGGATAGGTGATTTTTAATGGCAAATGTAATAACATATGCAGGTATTTTTCAGAAAAATTTAGATAAACAAATGACAGCAAAATTAACATCAGGATGGATGGAAGCAAATGCGGGCCAAGTTATATATAATGGGGGTAAGGAAATAAAAATTCCACATATTGCAATGCAAGGCCTAGCTGATTATGGTAGATCTAATGGGACTGGTTTTGTAAATGGAGATGTTACTTTTTCATACCAAACAAAGACAATGAGAAAAGATAGAGGTAGAAGTTTTCAATTTGATTCGAATGATGTTGATGAAACAAACTTCGTTTTAACCGCAGGAAATGTATTATCTACGTTCCAAACTACTCAAGTAGTTCCTGAGATAGATGCTTATAGATATTCAATGTTAGCCCAAGAAATGTTAAAAGCTAGTGCTGCTAATAATGGAAATGTTGGAGGAATAACAAGTGGAAGTAATGCTGGGACTGGTAAGGCCCCAGGTATAGTAACTGGTGGATACACTCCTAATAAATCTACTATTTATGCAAAATTAAAAGCTGACTTAGCTTCAATAAGAGATATCGTTGGAGATATTCCTCTAGTAATCAGTATGACAGCCACAAATGTTTCTTTATTAGAGCAAGCTGATGAGATTTCAAGACAGTTAAATATTATAGATTTCATAAAAGGTGATATAACAACAAGAGTTAAATCTTTTGATGGAATTCCAATTGTAGAAGTTCCATCTGGAAGATTTAAAACTGAATTCACTTTTAAGCCAAATGCTGCTGGTGGGTTTGAAAAATCTGGTTCTGGAATAGATATAAACTGGATGATTACTCCTTTAACAGCTCCGATTGCAGTGTCTAAAACTGATAAAGTCAGAATATTTGCGCCAGACACAAACCAAACTGCTGATGCGTGGAAAGTTGATTATAGAAAATATCACGATATATGGATAACAGATGAACAATTAAAGTTATGCAGAATGAATGTTGTTGGGTCAGCTACAAGAATGGCAACTCAAAAATCTAAAGAAGAAGCTGCAGAATAATATTAAATCATGAATAGAATAGTTGATACACTATTAGCAGAAATAAAGGACGAGCTTTCCTTAGCTGATAGTGAAAACAAAAGAATAGAGCGCTATGTAAAAAGAGCTTATGTTATCATTAAAAATTATTTAAAAAATGAAGAGTTGACATTAGAAGAAGCTCAACAAAAATATCCTGAAGCAATTTTATTAATTGTTGCAAAAATGTACTCTATAAAAGAAATGGGCAACATTCAACAGAAGACCGTCGGGGAGAAAAGTATTACTTATAATGTTAATCAGAATAACAGTTATTTAACCGATGATATCCTTGCGCTACTTCCTACAAGAGTTCCTCAAGTAAGGAGCTTTTATTAATGTTCAATGAAGATAATATAACTATTTACAATAGAGCTAAAGGCAGAAATGGTTATACATATTATAAGACTGTATTAAAAGGTGTTGAAGTTCAGCAGAAAAGAAGTGCTACAGTGAGTAATACATTAAATGTTGCTTATAGCACTTCTATTTTTGTAGATAAGCCTGTGAATAATGCCAAATCATATATATCTGAAAAAGAATTTGCAAAACTTTCTGAAGAAGATAGACAAAAATACTTTACATTTGGCTCTGGGGATAAAATCATTGCTGATATAGTAGAAAAAGAAGTTAATGCAGATTTTTCTATAACTCAGTTGGAAGCAGCTTATGAAGTTCTTACTATTAAAGGCTTAAAGAATTTTCCTTGTCATTTTGAGGTTGAAGCAGTTTAATGGCTAAAGTTAAATTACAGCTTGATTCAAATGATAAGATTCTACTTAAAAGACATTTAAACCAAAATGGGAAAGGACAAGAATATTTTACAAAGAGAGTTGCTGCATATAGTTTTAATTATGTACCTAGGCTTACAGGACGATTAAGAACAGATACAACGGTAAATGTTAATAGTATTACATGGAATCAGCCTTATGCTAGGAAACAATATTATGGACATAAAAAATATTCTTATTGGGATAAAAAAATGTGGAGTAGTAAAGGAAAAACTATAATTAATGAAGTTGCTAAGTTTTGTGGAGGACGTTCTAAGTGATAATTGATAAAATTAGAGATTTTTTATATGAATATAAATTTTTTAATGATAACAACACATTTATAAATGTTAATTACCTGGGAACTGAAATTGGTGATTTTTCTATTGAACCTTTACCAGTTTCTCCAGTTGTAAAGATATATATAAATGGGGATAAAATAAAAAGATATGAATTTGCTTTAGTTTCAAAGAGTTCCTTCAATGAGGACCACATAAAAAATATTGAAAATTGTGGCTTTTTTGAGAACTTTGAAAGCTGGATTGAACAAAAAAATGATAATCTACAACTTCCAGTATTGGGGCAAGGAATGGAGTCAAAAAACATTGAAATAATAAATAATGGAATTTTAATAAATGAAAGTGAAATGGTGCGAGATTGTATGTATCAAATTAGCTTGAGATTAACTTATTACAAGAAGAAGGCTTAAAGCCTTTTTCTTTTTGTAAAATTTAAGGAGTAATTAATGATGAAAAAGTTATTTATATCTCAACCAATGAGAGGTTTAACAGACGAAGAAATTTTAAAAACTAGAGAAGAAATTAGAGTTAGAGCAGAAGAAACAATAGGAGAGTCTGTAGAATTAATAGATTCTTTTATTGAAGACTATCCAGGAGAGATTGATAAATCTGTACCCGTTTGGTATTTAGGCAAATCAATACAACTTCTTTCACAAGCTGATATTGCATATTTTGGTGGAGATTGGAGAAATGCAAGAGGTTGTAGAATTGAGCATGAAGTGGCAGATAAATATGGAATTAAAATAATAGAGGAGTAATGGTGGTTAATTATGAATGAAAAAGAATTTTTGGAGTGGTGTAAGCAAGAAGTATGTGATTATACCAATAAACATTTAGATAAAACAGATAATAAAGAAATAACTGTTGATGATGTATTTATGGTTTGGTGTTGCAAAACACTACAAAACAATAAAGCACTATTAAGTACAACTTTATTTGATGGTATGTATTATGAATGTACCTATAACGGAGATAAAAAAGAAATGTATATAGATGCTTATAAGAAGTGGGAAAATTTTAAAGTTGAAAAATAATTATTTACAAAGGAGGGATTTTAATGTCTACAATTTTAAGAAATAAAATAGCAGATTATTTGGGAAAAGGAACTGAAATTATGTTTATGGGGGCTGGATTTAATTCTTTAAACGAAGAGCCTAATGCTCAAACTTCATCAAAAACTTATATAAATGAAGTTAATAGCACGACTAGAATAACAAATTATCAACCAGTTTTCCCTTACGATTCTGACTTTATGAAAGATGAAAAAGCAATTTATGAATTATATCTGACAGGTAGAAATAGATTAACTGGTACTGATGCAGAGTTTGATTATTACAGAGTGGATTTATTTGAAGCACAAAGAGGCGCAAACCTTTATCCTTCAAGAAAAATGAGAGTTTCAAATGAAGTTTCATCTTTTGAAGGTGAGGGTGGCGCTGAGATTACTGTAAGTGGTAACTTGAACCAAATAGGAAATCATGTTGACGGAGTGTTTAATGTATCAACTAAGAATTTTATTGAAGAATTTAAGGTTGCAATAGTTATATCTACGACTAATTTTACAGCTACGCCTAGTATTGGGGCTCCAGCAGGGTACTCTTTTAAATATAAATTAGATACTAAGGCTATTCCTATCCCAGCGTCAGGAGATCCAGCGACAAATTTTAACGAAACGTTGACTATTGGGACTGCCATGTCAAAGGGAAGCAATACACATATAACTGTTGTATTAGTAGATGCAAATAGCAAAATAGTTGCATTTGGGGAATCAGAAATAAAATAATTAAAATCATTGGAGGATTAACATGAAGATAAACAATGTTGAATTAAAAGATATAGATATTTATGATTTAGAAGTTGCTGAAACATGGGAGAAAATTAAAAATGAAGCAGTTTCTTTAGAAGATGAAGTGAAAGGATTATCTGCTGTAGCAAGCATAAGAGTTCAATGTAATTTTGTATTTGATGCCTTTAATAAATTATTTGGTCCTGGTACAGATAAAAAGGTTTTTGGAGATAGAGTTAACTTAATAGTTTGTTTAGATGCATTTCAGGAACTTGCTAATAATTTAGATAAATCTGCTTCAAGAATAGAAAAATATACTCCTAATAGGTTAGAACGTAGAAATACTAATAGAAATAAGGGCAATAATAGAAGATATGTTCAACATTCTAATAGATAAACTCCCGGAAACTGTTGAGGTTAATTGTCAAGAAGTTAGCATTAATTCAGATTTTAGAGTTTTTATTTTGTTTGAACAGATATTACATGATCATGAATTGAGTAAAGAAGATAAGGTTAAAAAATGTTTATCTTTATTTTACAATGAGGAACCTTCAAATTTAGTTGAAGCTATTGAACAAATGTTTAATTTTTACTCAATGAGCTTTATGAATAATTTTCATAGTGCTAAAAAAGGTAAAGGGTCCAAAAAAAATAAAAATTTATATGACTGGGATTTTGATCAGGGCTATATTTATTCAGCATTTTTAAGTCAATATAGGATGGATTTGCAAGAAATTGAATATTTACATTGGTGGAAATTCCGCTTCTTATTTATGGGATTAGATGAAGATAATAAAATCTCAAAAATAATTGGTTATAGAGATGTAGATACTTCTAAGATTAAAGATAAAGAAGAGAAGAAACACTATGAGAAATTAAAGAAAGAGTTTGCTATTCCTGAAAGAATTTCAATTGAAGAAATAGAAAAGATGAATGAACTTGAAAATATTCTTGTCAATGGTGGAGATATTTCTAAAGTATTGTGATTTATTAACTTTGATGATAACATATTTATAATAGTTATATAAGGAGTTAAACAAATGATATTTGGGAAGAAAAATAAATTAGGAAATAGGGCTGTTAATTTATGTTTTGTTGATGGAATTGAAAGTTATTCTAAAGGCACAGCTATTGAGTTAAGTCTAGATGATAAAGAAGAATGTCTTGTTATGAAAGCTAGGGTTTTTAAGGATAAGCCACTTATTAAACTTAATTATGAACAGATAGTTGCAGCAGAAGTTATAACTGAAAAGGAAATTATAGAAAGTGGTAAATCTGCTGTTGGAAGGGCCTTAGTTGGTGGAGTTCTTTTAGGTCCATTAGGCGCAATTGTTGGGGGAATGTCTGGTATAGGAAATAAAACTAAATCTAGTAAACATTATTTTTTAGTTGTCAACTATAAGTCTAGTAACTCTGAAGAAGCTAAAGCATTAAGCTTTGAAATTGTAGGAGCAAGCTTGCATTGGGATAGCTTTGTTAAGGAATTAAAAACAAAAATTAAAGTAGAAAATACAATTGAAAAAGAAATTTATTTATAAAGCACTTTAATAGTGCTTTTTCTTTTATTAAAGGCAGGTGAGAAAATGTCTGATGGAAAAATAATAATTGATACTGACGTGGATAGTGGGGGTGCTACTCAGGGTTTAAGTAAATTAAGTAATATAGTTAATTCTAGTTTAAAAGGAATAGCTGCTTCTATAGCTGGAATAGTTGCCACTGTTGGTGGTTTAGGTGGAGCTGCTGTAACGGTAGGAATGTCATTTGAGAAATCTATGAGTTAATTTGGCTCGGTTGTATAGAAATATACTTCATAAATCATTCGGAAAAATCGGGGAAAGCTAAATAAAATATTGAGTAAATACATGCGACATGGTATAGTAAAATTACAAACCTATAGAGGAAGGTGTTTTTATTGTATATAAAAAAATGCGTGTTTTGTGGAAAGGACTTTGAAACTAAAGATAAAAGGAAGAAATTTTGCGATAGAAAGTGTTATTCAAGATATCAAAGTAATACAAAAAGGTCTAAAATTAAAGTTAATTGCAAGAGGTGTTCTAAAGAGTTAGAACGTTATCCAAGTGAATGCAGATCTGATATATTTTGTAGTAGAGAATGTTTTAAACTATATTTGAAACAAAATAATTCAATAACATTTAACTGTGAAATATGTGGGATTAAAAAGACTATCTCTAAGAGTGATTATGATCAATCCAAACACCATTATTGTTCATATAAATGTTCTAAAAAAGGATATTCATATAATTATAGAGGCGAAAAAAATCCTAATTATATAGATATAAATTATAAATGTGATTATTGTAATAAAATATTTCATATGAAAAAATCTGAGTATAAAACACATAATAATCATTTTTGCAGTAAAAAATGTAAAGACAAATGGCAAGGAGAGAATGTACGAGGCATAAATCATCCAAACTTTAATCCCAATATAACAGAAAAACAAAGGTTTGAAAAAAGAGAATATAGTGAATACTGGGACTTTAGAAAAAAGGTATATGAAAGAGATAATTATACTTGTCAATGTTGTGGTGATAATAAAGGTGGGAATTTGAATGCTCATCATATTGAAAATTACTCAGATAATGAAAAGAAAAGAACTGATATAAATAATGGCATAACTTTGTGTAATAAATGTCATAAAAAATTTCACAAAATATACGGAAATAAAAATAATAATATAATTCAATTAAATGAATTTTTAAGGGCACAATAGTGCTCTTTTATTATGCTCAAATTTATATGCTGATCCCGAGGTAACTAATTGGATTGCGAATAGGCTAATTAGTACTGTAGAGCGTAGAGAGTGAATAAATATAATCTCTCCAAGAGTTCCGAACACCTTACTATTAAGTTAAAGGTGAAAAGGTACGCCAATCTAAATTGGAATTGACCAATTGATGAGATAAGAGTTGGTTGCACTTATCAAATGAGGGAAACTTCTAGAGGTACAGATAAAAAACTGTACGGTAATAACAAAATGCAAGTTGCTGCAACTATGGGAATAACTGCTTCAGAAATAGCTAATGGAAGTAAATCTTTTGAAATGCTTAAACAAGCTGCTAAAGATGCAGGGGCCACAACTCAGTTCAGTGCTTCTCAGAGTGCAGAAGCCTTGAACTACCTTGCACTTGCCGGATATGATGCTGAAAAAGCGGTCGCAACATTGCCTACCGTTCTGAATTTAGCTGCTGCAGGAGGGATGGAACTCGGTGAAGCCTCTGATATGGTAACAGATTCTATGTCGGCTTTAGGTGATAAAGCTGGTACAGTAGAAAGTTTTGTTGATAAATTGGCGAAAACAAGTCAAAAGAGTAACACATCTGTAGCTCAACTAGGACAAGGTATATTAACTGTTGGTGGTACTGCTAAAGTCCTCGCTGGAGGGGTAGACGAAATGAGCGCCGCTCTTGGTGTGTTAGCTGATAACGGGGTAAAATCTGCAGAAGGAGGAACTGCTCTTAGAAATATAATTTTAAGTTTAACTGCTCCAACGGATACTGCTGCTAGTGCTATGAAATCCCTTGGATTAAAGGTATTAGATGTAAATGGCAATATGCGACCTTTGAATGATATTTTTAACGATTTAAATTCCACTCTTGTTACTATGACACAAGGTGAACAGACTCAGGTATTGAATAAAATATTTAACAAAACGGACTTGAAATCTGTAAGCGCTTTAATTGCTTCAACTGTTGTTAATACAAAAGACTTGAACGATGGATTGAGGGCTCTTGGAGTTGAAACTGAAACTAATGCTGACATGATTAATTATCTTGCTGCTACATTTGAATTAGGTGAAGATAAAGCCGCTTTTATGGAATATGCTATTCAGGAGATGGGAATTACAGTTGAGCAAGCTTCAGGCTTTTATGATTTATTAAGCAAATCCGTTGAAGAAAATGGAACAAGATTTGATGAATTAAAAGGTTATATTAGCAATGCCGATGGAGCAGCCGTAAATATGGCTGAAACTATGAATGACAACTTACAAGGTAAGATTACTGTTTTAGGTAGCTCGCTTGAAGGTTTAGGTATCCAGGTTTATGAAAGATTAGAAGGGCCTTTAAAAACTGCTGCTGATACAGCGATAGAAAGCCTTGGGAATATAGCTAATAGTTTGAACAATGGAGGTCTTGGCGGAAGTATTGATAAATTAGCTGATGCTTTCGGGAATATGATTACTAAAATAGCTGAAGGGGTTGAAGTGTGGCTCCCTCGGATAATTAATTGTTTAACATGGCTTTTAGATAATGGGAACACTATTGCTACTGGAATTATTGCAATAGGCGTTGCTATAGGAACTCTTAAAGTTATTAATACTGTAACTTCTATTGTTGAAGCTTTTAAACAATGGAAAGCGGTTACTGAAGGGGTAAAAGTTTCTCAGTTACTACTTAATTCTGCAATATTCTCTAATCCTATAGGCTTAATAATTGCTGGCGTAACTGGACTTGTTGCAGGTCTTGTTTACCTTTGGAATACAAATGAAGGATTTAGAAATGCTTGCATAAATGCATGGAATGCAATAAAAGAAGTTGGTGAGAAGGTATGGGGTAGTATACGAGATTTTTTCATTGTAACTATACCTGGTGCATGGAATAGTCTTGTTGGTTGGTTTCAAAATATTCCTTCCTGGTTTAAAGGTGTTTGGGATAGTGTTTTGGCTGTATTTAATGACTGGGGAAATAATATTAAATCTTTCTTTAGTGAAACTATCCCTGCAATTATTAATTCTGTTGTAACTTGGTTTAATGAACTTCCTTACAAAATAGGTTATGCCCTAGGAACAGCTCTAGCAAACGTAGTTAAGTGGGGAACTGATACTTGGACATATTTAACTACTAATGTCCCTATTTGGATAAACAATGTTGTTAAATTTTTCAGTGAATTGCCTAATAAAATTTGGACGTGGCTTGTTAATACATTCAACAAGGTTGTTGAATGGGGAAACAATATGTTTAATAAAGCAAGTGAAGTAGCTTCGCAGTTTATTAATAATATTGTTAATTACTTTAGTCAGCTTCCAGGCAAAGTTTGGACATGGCTTCTTGATACTATAGCAAAGATTTCTACTTTTGCAAGTGATCTTGCTAATAAAGCTCGAGAGGCTGGAAACAACATGGTTAATAATATAATTAATGCAGTTAAGAGCTTGCCAAGCCAAATGGCTTCTATTGGTAAGAATATTGTTCAAGGTGTTTGGAACGGTATTGTGTCCATGGGGAGTTGGTTGACAGATAAGGTTAAGGGCTTCTTTAATGGCATTGTTGATGGAGTTAAAGGAGTTTTAGGGATACATTCTCCTTCTAGGGTTTTCGCTGAAGTTGGGGTGTGGAGCGCAGAAGGTTATGGGAATGGATTTGAAGATAAGTTTTTAGATGTTGAGAAGGATATTAACTCCGAATTTAACAGCTTTGTTGATTCTATAAATTTAACTGCTTTAGTTGATGTAACTTCAGGATTATTAGGAGGTGCTGTTTCTAGTGGAACAAATATAACTAATAATTACACGACTGTTAACAGCTTAAGTCCGGTTCCTAGCAGTAGAGATGAACAAAGAGAAATAACAATAAATGTCCCGGTTCAAATCGACGGGAAAAATGTAGCTGAAGTAACTGCTCCGTACAACGATAAGTTAAGTGGGCAGAGATTAAATTTATCAAGGAGGGGATTAGTTTTTGCTTAATGTTGCTGGAATAACTTTAAATAACAAACATAGCTATAATGACTTCGGATTAAGAATCATATCAAGGGATATTGATTCACCGACGAAGAAAAAAATTAAAGCATCAGTCCCCTTCATGAATGGGGATTATGATTTCAGTTTAATTTATGGTGATCAGGTTTATGAAAATAGAACTTTAACATATAAATTTGACTTGTGGTATGAAAATAAAATTGAATATATGAATAAAAAAATTCAAATGCTTGAATGGCTTACAACTGGCATTAAAGAAAAATTATATGATGATTTAATACCAGGGTATTATTTTCTGGTTGACTGCTCTGATTCTGTTGATTTTGATGAATACTACAATGGTACTAATATAACTGTAACTTTTACGGCTTATCCTTTTAAAATTTCTAAATTGCAAGAAGGGCATGACATTTGGGATGAGTTTAATTTTGAACTAGATGTTACACAATTTGTTGTGTTTAATGTGCAAGGAGTTGAGGCTATTGAATTGTATAATGTGGGTACTATCTCCTCTAATCCAGTAGTTGTATGCAGTTCTAATATGATTATCGAGAAAGATGGGACCACATATAATTTTAAGGCCGGAGAAAATGAAAGTTGGGATTTTAAATTAAATAAAGGACTCAACAAGATGACGGTAAAGGGTACAGGCAAAGTTGAATTTAAATGGTTTAAGGAGGTGTTGTGATATGTATGAGGTTAAGATTATGAATGGAACTGATGAAAAAGTAATAAATGCAGTATCTACTAATATAAATGCCCCTAGGATTTCGGGACAGTGTAAATTTGGCATTAACTCTATTGATAGCTTCAGTTTTTCAATTTCCCCTAACAATCACGGATTTAACTCTATCTATAATTTAAAAACTTTAGTAGAGATATTAAATACAAGAACTAATAAAATAATTTTTAAAGGTAGAGCTTTATTATCAACTCCTTCTATGGACAAAAATGGGTCATTAAAAAAAACTGTAATTTGTGAGAGTGAAATGGGATACCTTATGGATTCTATTCAACCTTATGGCGAATATCACAACATGACTGTTAAGAGCTTCTTTGAATTGCTAATTAACAATCATAACTCTCAAGTTTCAGCCGACAAAAAGTTTGTAGTTGGTAATGTCAATGTTGAGGGCCCTAATGATAGTTTATATAGGTTTTTGAATTACGAAAAAACTTTTGAAGTTATAAAGGATAAACTAATAGACCGATTGGGCGGGGAACTTCTTGTCAGGTACGAAAATAATGTTAGATATTTAGATTTTGTTAAATCTATCGGGAAAACATCTGCTACAGAAGTTAGACTTAGTAAGAATCTTGTTACAGTAGAACAGGAGCGTGATCCAAGTAGTATTATTACAAGACTTATTCCCCTAGGCGCCAAGCGTGAAAATAGTGAAGAAAGAATTACTATATCAGATGTTAATGATAAGAGTATCTATATTGATGATAAAGAAGCTATTAAAGAGTTTGGGGTAATCGTTGATACTGAAATTTGGGACGATGTAACTCTCCCAGTCAACTTGCTTTCAAAAGGGAAGGCATTTTTATCAGCAAATAATAAGATTAGAAAAAAGCATAATATAAGTGCATTGGATTTATCTGTTGTAAATATGGATATCGATTCTTTTGATGTTGGTAATACTTATAGACTTATTAATCCGTTAATGGGGATAGATGAAGATCTTAGAGTTATAGAAAAAACTATAGATATAGACTCTCCCTATAACTCAAATCTTACTGTTGGGGACAAGTTTGAAGATATAAAAGAATATCAACTAAAGGCACTTAAAAATGAAAAAAGTATTACTAGAGTTCAAGAAACTGTAACAACAACTGTAAAGGTAGTAGGAAATGTTAACAGTACATTAAATACAACTATTGATTCTCTTAATGATACGATAAAAATCTTAAATTCTACAAATGCAAATGTATCAGATATAAATAAAGCGCTAGAAACTAATATAAATGCAACTAAAGAAGTTGCGAGTAAAGTTGCGAGTTTGGACCCTATAGTTTCTTCTAATACTGAAAGAATAGAAAAAATTAAAAAAAGAATTTTGCTGGGGGTGTGGTAAATGGAAGAGTTTATAATACTTGCTAATAAAACATTGTCTGCACAAGAAGAAAACCTATATTCTAACTCCAAGGGAGCTATAGTAAAAACTATATTGCTTCATAATTCAAGTGCAAGAACAGAAGCTACACTAAAATTTGATAGTGTAGCTTTTAAATTTAGTCTTGAAGCAAATGAAACAAAGATATTAGATAATATTATTTTTACAAAAAAAATAGATGCGCAAGGAAGTGGAATTAATATTCACATTACTGCGCTACAAATGTAAAGGGGGATTCAGATGGCTAATATAAATACAGAATTAGAACAAATAAGAAAAGCAGTTTATGGCAGAGAAGTAAGAGGCTCTATTGCTAATGCTATAGAACTTATAAACAAAGAGCAAATTAATACAAACACTGCTCAAACTAACTTAGATGGTAAGTTCAATCAGTTAATAATAAACGCTGGTAATAGCAATGCTGAAGTTGTTGCGGCTAGAGTAAAAGCTGACGGTACTCAATTTGATACATTAAGCAAAAGGCTAGATAAGGGTGATGAAGTTCATAATATATTGAATAATGAAGTTATTAGGGCTAGAACTGATTCTAAAAAAGTTGTTCATAAGAATTTGAAAGCTAGACTAGATAACTTTGATTCACAATTTGATTCGATTGAAACTAAAAAAGCTAATCAATCAGCTCTTAATAATTTAAAAAATCAAGTTAATACCTTAGTGATTGAAAGTGGGGGTAATAGTAATGCTGAAGTAGTTCAGTCGAGGGTATCTCATGGGTTTACTCACAAAAATTTAGATAATAGATTACTTAATATTGAATCAATAATAAACACTGGAAAATTCAATGTAGAATTTTTCGATTTAGTCAACAGAACTGTTTCGTCAGCCACTGGAGAGTTAAGTGAATCACTAGAGACACGAATAACTACAAATTCAAAATACAATATATCTGCATTAAATGAAATATATTTAAGAATAAATAAGTTAACAGACAAGAAGATAATTTTTTATAGGTATTTTTACAATGAAAATGAAGAGCTAATTTCAAATTCATTGGTTACTTCAATAAAAAGTGAGACAGATACTTATTATGAGTCTAAAATGAATGTAACAAATGCGTATTATATGAGATTAGTTTTTAAATTTGAAAATGATGAGAAAATTAGTGAAAATGACATTTACGAAAATATAAATCTATATTTTTATAATGATGACAGAGTATCTAATATATACAATGAATTTAACCAAATGTGTTATGACAATTTAGGTAATAAATTTAATAGCCCTAGCGAGCTTATAAAAGATATATCTAAAATAGTTGCACATAATAAAAATATATTTAATAAATTATCTGATGAAAATGTAAATGGTTATATAAATAGTGCTGCTGGGGGAATTGACAATAGTTCAACTTATAAGACATCGTATTTTGTTAAGGAACTGCAAGAAAATGAAAAATATATAATAACCCCGAGGATAAGAAAATTTTTAGCATATGATAAAAACGGTAAACCTATCCCGTCAACATATGTCGACGCTAACACTACTAATTATGTATTTACTGTAGATAGTAGCTGGTCAGCTATTAGATTTACTTATTATGTAAGTGATGAAGATAAAATAATGTTAGCAAAAGGAGACCAGGTACAACCATACGTCGATTATGGTTATGAATTTGGGAAAAATTTAAGTTTTAATGATTTTCAAATAAAAGAAATCAAAAATATAATAAATGATGCTGATAATAAATTAGCTAATAAAATTTTGTTTAATTTTGGAGATAGTATCGCCGCTGGTGATGGCAATAACGGTAAGGGTTATGCTGAATTATTTGCTACAAAACACAATATGATATGCCACGATTTTGCAGTAGGAGGAGCAACTCTTGGAGAAACAAGTTCAAATAATATAACAACACAAGTTAGCACTGCAATATCAAAAGGAATAACCCCAGATTACATTCTAATTGAAGGTGGGACTAATGATATAGCTGGTTATAACGTCCCTATAGGCACAATGACAAATGATTACAACGTCAACAGTTTCGACAAAACAACAAGTGCTGGTGCTTTGGAATGGATTATTTATACTCTTAAAACAAAGTATCCTAATGCAAAAATAGCATTTGTTTCAGTTCACAAAATGGGAAGTAGAGATTATGCAAAGCAAGTCGAAAGACAAGGAATGTGTTGTAATGTATGTAAAAAGTGGTCAACACCCGTTATTGATATTTTCAACAGAGGAACCTTAAATACATTTTTACCAGAGCATCACAAATTCACAAATCCTACGCAAGCTCAACCAAACGGGGATAGAACACATCCCAATGACGTGGGATATACTACCTTCTATTTACAATTAATTTATGAAACACTTTATTTTATTTAGTTAAGGGGTGATTAAATGGCTAAAAATTTAGCAAGTTTACCTGACTTTGTAGGTTCTCGTTCAGAAGAATTTTTAAACTATATCGTCGGCAAAGCTACAGATTTAAATACACTTCCTGATCCAAATTCTCGTATAGAGGAATACTTAGAATTTTTGTGCTATAACGGGGGAGTTGGCGGCGGTGGAGCAGATACTAATTCTTTTAATGCTTTATCGCAAGATATAGACAGTATTAAATTCAAGCACGGAGATACTGTTAAAGCTAGTTTAAAAATTATAACTGAAGATGAAATAACAGATATTTTAAATAAACTAACTTAGGCACTATTAATTTAGTGTCTTTTTTATATACAAAATTTTAATAAGAAAGTGAGGAATACATTTGCCAAATTTAATTAACACAACTGGACTACAAAAGTTCGCAACAAAATTATGGGATAAAATAAAGTCTAGAGATATATCTAGCTTTGTTTATTCTACAGATAAGGCAACTAATACTAAAACTTTAAAAGCAAAAAGAGCTGATGGGGCATTAGGAGATATAAACATTAATATAGATGATTTAGCAAGTCAAAGCTTGGATAATACCTTTGATGGTGAAAATATATTCAAAGACATTTATATCAAAGATACTGTATTAAAGTATGTAGATAATAAAAATGCAACATTGCCTGCAAACGGAGAAGATCAATACTCTGGAGTTAAAGAATTAGTTGTGCCAGCTAACACTTATGTAGCAAGTATAGTTGTTGGATTAAGAAGTGACAGTACAGTTGGAGAAGCTGTTACTGGGATAAATATAGGTACGGTAAGTACAGACAATATTGTATTGGAACACTTGATTACAAGAGGTGTAGGGAAAGTTGAAGAAAACACATATAATGTACTAAGTACTAGTAAAGTAGTAATTGTACCAATTAATAGAAGCTTTGATAGAGATGTCTATTTCATGGTTGGGGCAAAAGGCATGTTATGGAACTCGGGGACTGGATATCATGTAATTGGTGGGAGCGATATGCCAAGACCAAATGCAACAGTATATCCAAATGGAAGTAATTATTTTGGAAAAGTAGCTATCATTGGGAAAGGGTCTAGTTTAAAAGAAAGATTTGGCAACATGGCTAAAGTGAATGAATTTAATAGCTTTACAGCAACAAATAATTTTAGAAAAATATTATTTGAAGATGGCTATCTAAATACAGCTATTTTATCTAAAATTGATAATCCTAGAGCAACTACGCCATCGAACAGTAATAATGTATATTCAGCAAGTCCAGCCTTTAAAGTACAAGCGAATACATTCGTTGATAAAATTATCATTGGACTTAGTGACGATGTAGATATTGGTTCAGAAGTGATTGGAGTAAATATAGGAACTGTTGGAGTTGATAATAATACTGTTATAGAGCATTTAATAGTTCAAGGAACATCAACAGCTATAGAAAACACATATAGTGAAATATCATGTAGTAAAATCGTAAGTGTGCCAATTAATAGAATTTTTGATAGAGATGTATATTTTATGGTTGGAGCTAAAGGCATGGTATGGAATGAAGCGCAATTTGCTGGAGTAATAGCTTCTGGTGGAGATAGCGGTATGCCAAGTGTAGGAACTAGATTATCTCCGAATCGTACCAATTACGTAGGAAAATTTTTAATGATTGGACAAGGGTTAAGCATAAAAGAAACCTTTGAAAAAGCTATTAATACGTATAATACTGTCAATCAAGCTACTTCTGTAGGTGGTAATGATAATGCTAGTAAATTAGTAAAACTATCTAGCAACGGTAAATTAGACGAAAGTTTAATTCCTGCTATAGCACTAAACGAAGTAATTCCAGCTACTGATAAAAACAATACTTTGTCTAAGATAGGAACTGGAGTAGGACAAATTAACAGAGGAGATGTCGTTACTCTTGCAGATGGCTCGATTCACATATATAAAGGTAGACCTGCAGGTCAAATAGACAATAATTTTGATAGAGATTTTTTATCTTTAAGTGTGGGCAATGGAACAGTAAAAAGGGTAAATAATATTGCTCCAGGGGCTGACGGTAACGTAACTGTATTGGCTGATAATATAAGATATGCTAACGGGCAAGATACTACTGTTAAACAAGAAATAGACAATAAGATAAATGTATCTGACGCTGTTATTACTTCTGAAGCTGGTAAGATAGTAAAGCTTGATGATGGTGGGAAAATTAATGAAAACATGTTCCCAAGCTCAATTATAAAATCTAATCAAGATAATAACTTTACAAAACATAATAGTTTTAATGATTACAGTCCAACTGTTCATAGACTATTCACTAGGAAACATATCAATAGTGGTATTGATCCTAATAATGTAGCAGTATATAATGCTGATACATATTTTGCTCCTGTTAATGAAAAATATACTGAACGTAATAAATATATTACACATGTTTTGTTGCCGATTAAAGGTGCTAACGTAGGAGATTCAATCAGTATAAATTACTTTATATATGACAATAATGGAACAGTTGTTTATCAACAAAATTGGGCAAAATATTATACTGTAATAGATGAAGAAGTGGCTGGATGTAAGTGTGCAAAAATAGATGTTAATAGATATTCAGGGAATAATGGAATAGGTTTTGGATTTGTTGTTTTTACATCCAATGTTGGCGGCAGAGCTGTTGGAGCAGCTTGTCTTAAGTCTGTAACTGGTCCAAATGTTTCTTGGACTAATAGATATAATCCACAGCAAAATCAGACTATAAGTCCTAATTCAAACATATCATTTCCTTATAAAATCTGTTATGAAACAACTTCTGAATTGGTAACAAGATTTGAATTAGAGAATGTTACTCAAATGTACCCAAAAAATTTGATAGGAGAAATGAAGCAATTATCCTATGATGCAGGAAATAGTCTTGAAGATGGAACTAACACATGGCTAAAGGCAAATGGACAAGCTATTAATAGCAATGATTATCCAGAACTTTTTGAGAAATTCAACACTTCTAGAACTGATGATATAGAAGTTTCTGTACCTGATATAGAAAATCAAGTAGGTTATTACTATATATGTGCAAAATAATATTAACTATAAGACTGCTTAGAAATAAGTAGTCTTTTTTATATACAAAAAAATAAAAATTTACTAAAAATGAGAGGATAAAAAAATGGACACTAATGTGATTGTAGAATTAATAAACACAATTGGCTTTCCTGCGGTAATGGTGGGAGCCTTTGGCTGGTATATAAATAAGAAAGATAAGGAAAAAGCTATCGTAGACGCTGAAATAAGAGAAAGAAGTAATAAAGAGAGAGATATGCTTATACTATCTATAGAAAAAAATAGAGAAGTAAACGAAAAACTTCTTGAAGCTAATAGCGAGCTAGCAGAAAGTAATAGATTACTTATGAATGAATTTTCTACAAAAATAAATAACATAGAAAATAATGTTATAGAAATCAAAAATAATACAAAAGAAAGAAGGAATTAAAATGAAAATAGCAGTAAGAGGTGGGCATTGTCCAAAAATAACAGGAGCAAGTGCTTTAATAGATGAATTAAAAGAAGATAGATTGATAAAAGATGTTGTGATTAAATATTTAAATCAATTAGGACATACCGTATTAGATGTTACTCCACCAGATTCAACTTCAGGTTCATCTGCAGATTTAAGTTATGGTGTTAATAAAGCTAATAACTGGGGTGCTGATTTATTTGTATCAATACACTTTAACAATGCTTATAGCACTTATAATGGAGCATTAGGAACAGAGGTATGTGTTTACTCTGAAAATGATGTTGCTGGAAGAGTTGTAAGTCAACTAGCTTCATTAGGCTTTAGAAATAGAGGTCAAAAAGTTAGAACTGGACTATATGAATTAAAAAATACAAAGATGAAGTCAATGATCATAGAGGTTTGCTTTGTTGAAGCAACTGAAGATGTTGCTTTATATAAAAAATTAGGACCTGACACAATTGGGAAAACTATAGCAGAAGCAATTGCTAATAAGAAAGTAGTAGAAGCGCCGACGCAAGCATCAAATATTCAAGGTGAAACTTACTATAGAGTAGTAGCGGGTAGTTATAAAGATAGAGAAAATGCAGAAGAAAGAAAAAGACAATTAGAAGCTAAAGGCTTTACTGGGGTATTCTTAGAAGCTATTAAGAAATAATTTAAAGGCTAGCAGGTAGGATATATACATCTTACTTACTAGCCTTTTTTTATTTTTATGCAATCAATACTGAAAATTCATCAATAAATTTTAGTTTTAATATTTCAATATTTTGTTTATCACTCAAAGTATTTAATTTTTGCATTGCCGCATCGAAGTTTGTAGCTACGATATTCATCTTTGCATTTCTTGTAACTTCTCCATCTTTTAATCTTATATCCAGTTCAAACCTATAGCACCACATTATGTTTCTCCTTATCAACTAATTTGACTTGCTCTTTAGTCTTAAATAATCTAGCACTAATGCTATCACTGCTATTATTACAATTACTGCTATAGCATGCAATAATATAGCCTTTGCCAAGCTACTAAAACCCCCAAAATAGTTTCTAAAGTTACTCCATTAATAATTATTGTGTTCATTTTTTACTCTCCTTATTGAAAGGCATAGCAAAATATGTTATACTCTAGTTGCGAAGTAGGTGTGTAACATATGTTGCCGCCTTATTTTTTTATTTATTTTTAATCAGCCATATCATCAAAAGCTTTATTTATACTTTTCTTTAAAATAGAATTTTTCTTTTCTTCCTTTACTTTAACTTCTGCTGGAACTGTTGCAACTTCTTTTTGTATAGGTGCAACTCTTAAAAATCTTCTTTCCAGTAACATTCTTTCTAAAGCTACATTTCTACTGCTTAAATTGTATTCTTTTTTATATGCTTCTATTTCATTAAGAATATCTTCTTCTAAATGAAAGCTTGTTGTTTTCTTCATTTGTACCTCCTAAAATCTTTGCGTTCCTACTAGCCAGCATCCTTTTGCAGTAGACATTTGCGCATCTTCTATTACCTTAAATCTTTCTTCAAATTTCATATTTAAAGAAGTGCCACCAGCAATAAAAATATCCATTTCATTTAAGTTGATCCATTTATCTTCTATAATTTGTTCTATGCTTTCAGTTGCTATTTTATAAGCCTTTTCTTTAAGGTCATTATAATCATTAGATGTATCAATTTCATTTACATCTTTATTAATATTATTTTCTTTTAATTTATCTTTTACGTTGCTCATAACGCTTCTATTGCCAAATTCCATAGTATCAGACTTTTTGTCAATGAAAGTTAAATCCTTATCGAAGTAAGACATTTCCGTACTTCTGAAACCTATGTTAACTATCCCGATTGGCTTTTCCAAGGATTCTTCATTTCTAACTTGCCAATAAAGTGATGCGTCAGCTTCTCTACAAATGCTTATATCACTTATCTTTATCTCCTTAAAGCCACCATCTATTTTATTTCTAACCTTAATAGTTTTACCTTTATATTCTTCTACTATTTCAGCTAAAATAGACTTTCTGAAAGACTTGTATGGAACTGCTAACATTATTTTCACAGTATCTTCTACCGCTAACTCATATAATGCAGTTGCTAATAATACCTTTACAGTGTTTGTGATCTTACTGTCTTTACTATTTCTTATAGGCGTTTGGCTTTCTTTTTCAGCTAGAAGTCCAACAAACCAATCCTCATTATCATACTCAATTCTTTTTGGATCATCAAACCCCGACAACTCGATTGCCCTTCCTTCTCCTATAATAGACTTAAAGCAACAACTTTTTGGAATTCCATTCACTTCAGTATATCCCTTAGTATATCCCCTTCCACAGTCTAATCCTATTATTTGTGCTATTTTTTTAGCCATTTTCGACACCTCACATATTCAATTTTATTTATAGTTGATATAAAGTTTATATATAGCTGATATATCAACTATCTGTAATTATAGTACAACATTATAAATAATATGTCAACTACTTTTAAACAATATACCAACTATTTTTTTATTTTTTGTTTTTACATAGTTTTTCTAACAATATTCCAACTACTTTTAAACAATATATCCTGTCTCTTATACACATCTGACGCTGCCGACGACGGAGAGAGT